CAGTAACCTTTACCAGGATCACCAGCAGTCTTAGTAACTGTTACACCAGGTACAGATTCCGGAATATTTGACAACAGTGCACCAGGAATAGTAGTATACAAACTTACTTCCATAGAAACGATGCTGTATTCATTAATAGAATTAACACCTTCGTTGTCATCCTTTTCCAAAGCTGTCAAAGCAATCTTGTTACCAGTAGTAACAACAGATACACGCTTATTCAAATGACGGTTAATAATTTTACCAAACGCATCGCACAAATCCTGCGGAGTTTCAGATGTAGCGATAGTTTCATAAGTATGTGTAAACTGACCCGGAGCTTCGTACATATCTTTATAAACGATACGCAATACATATCTGTGACCTGTAACGATAGTAGCACCAGCCAAATCAAGTTCAACTTTTTCCTGAACAGGAGCTTTGTATTCCTGAATCAAAGAATTCAAAATAGAATCCTTCTGAATTTCATTAGAATATTCGATTTGTTTCTTATCTTCCAAAGCACCGCTTGTAGGATTGATTACTTTCATTGTACCAGTACATACACCAACACATACTGATGTTGCCTTAATAGCAGCAGCTTCGTCTGCGATAAGAGCTTTCTTTTCATCAAACAACGCTACTTCACCTACGTTCAAAGCGTCTACGTTAGAATAACTTGCAGGGCAAGCTGCATTTGCAATAAGTACATTATTTACTCTTGTTATCATATTTCAAATTTTTAAATTATTAGACTTTAGCGCTTAGTCTTCCACTTATCTTTCTACTTTCCCATTTACTAAAAGTAAATCAATTTCCACGTCAGATAAGCGCATTAAAAATTATTCCATTTCTTTTACTTCGCTGGAAATCGAATTATATCTAGGATCTTTTTGATTTTCTAAATACATTTGAGCAGCTAACTTTACTATTTCAGAATGAGTATGCTCAGGCATATCATCATAAGTAGCAATAGGATCTGTATGAATATCTATATATTGTGGTTTTCTTAAGTATGTTAAACCATATTGTGCTACTTTATATTTTCCATCAGTTGTTAAATGTATTTGGTTGTTTTGTATTAATCTCAATGGTCGAGCATAACAATACTATAATCTGTACTCTGATAATGAATTTTCTTTTTCTCTATCTACAGTATCTATAGTACATTCTAAAGGTTCTGTAAATTTTATAACATACTCACCATTCTAATCTTTTTCCCAACATTTGTTTTGTAATCCGTCTGCTGGAAGTATACCAGTTGTATTTCCTAATAGTATAATATAATCTTCTGGTAAAGTAATAGAATAATTATTGTTATCTTTTTCTATTTCAGAATCTTTAAATAGTTTATATACTACTAAAGTTCTAAGATCATCTATTCGTTTCTGATCCTATTCGAAACCTTTTTGTTTAAAATTTATACCAGAATATCTTGTTTTATAGAATTTTTCTAAACCACGATTCAACCACCATTCTGTAGTAAAAGAATCTGGTTTATTTAGACCATCATGAAACAAATTAATTTCACGTTCAAAAGCTTCCTATAATTCAATATACTTCATAATTAATTATCTTGTTTCATGTTTAAACGATATTTGGCTTCTGTAATAAACATTTCTATAGCACCTTCAACTATTTCCATATGTACGTTTTCAGGTAATTCACAATGATCTAATACATTTACACCATCAACACCGATTACATCAAATTTCTTAGGTTGTCTGTAATACACCAAATCAACGTTGTCAATAACGGTATAAGTATCGTGAATAACATTCAAATATACATTTTCACTATCATCTGAAGCTTCACCAGAATTCAATACCACATACGGTTGTGGTAATATTGCTCTATTATAATAACAGGATATTATCTTTTCTACATTATCTTCTCTGATACTCTTATTTGGAACAGTTTGTGTGTATCTAAAAGAAGGTGAATTTTTTGTTTCTGCACCGTCAGGAATTACCAATGGTGCTACTTTACCTTTATAAGTATGACTTACTTTACTATTACTTCTTATATACAAAAAGTAATCTGAAGGTAATATAAACTTGTCACTATAAATATCAGTATTCATAGCATCACGTTCTTCTTTCTCCAATAATGCACGAACTATTAAACCTTTTAAAGCATCTTGTGTTTTCTTTAATGCCCTAGTTCCATCTGGTGTTTCATCTTCTTGTAAATAATTATTCCGAATATAACGTAAAGTATAAGCATTTAAAAAGGAGAAGATTGTATCAGATGTAAGTTTTTCCTTTAATTCGAATTCAGGATTCATTAAGATCAATCGTCTTTCGAATTCTCTTTGCATTTCTCTAGCATTCATAATTATTCTTGCATTGTATTAAGTTGTGTCTTAGTCTATACTCTTCTAGATTCAATATTTTCTAGAGCTAATGCTACTGCAGTATTTACAATTTCATATTTCATATATTCTGGTATTTCAACAATACCTTCACTTGCAGATGTTTTTTCTACAGGTGTTGGATATTTTACATATGTTATATCTACTGAGTATGGAGCTTGAGTATATACAGTATCCACATATATAATTAAACTGTTATCTTCTATAGTAGCTACAGGATTATCTATCCACGGTTTATTGTTATACGTTTCTAAAAATTTGTTTGCTACTGTATGATCTACCATAGTAACAATTGAAGCTGTTTTTCTAGGTATTTTAATATTATTGGTATCAGTCCAATGCAAAGCAGCAGAAACAAAAAACATTCTTCCTTGACTATTTACATTCTTATTTAATAAATTCGGTAATATTATTCTGTTAGTATTTTCTTCTAATTCTACAGAAATATTCTTATCCGTCTTTACTAATTTTTCAAGATCCTAGACACGCTTTACATTTCCTTCAAAAGGAGTTTTTAAAGCATTATTACCAGTAAACTTAGTAGATACTAATTGTTGAATACTCTAATTCAACCAATAATCTATTTCTTCTGTTAAGAATGCAGGACATCCACCAAAGGCTGTACTTTGTGAATTTTTATCCATCTCTATTTTAAAAGCAATATGTAAATCGTCCCTAGTCATAATATTATTTAGATTTAATTTCTCCCATAATAGCTGCAAGAATATCAGAATTTTTCTTATCTTTTAAAAACGCAATTACATCTTCAATACCGTTACCAATTACGTCTGTTCCAAAGTAATAAGTAGCACGATTCTTTCTAAGAATATTCTTACTTAAAGCTTCTTCTATAATAAAGTTAATTTCTTTGTTAGGATTATCTACCCATACTCTGATAAATTTAGAAGGATCTTTTTCAATGCTATTAGTAAGAGTAGCTTCTACAACTTCATTAGACAAACTATCTGGTTTAACACCAAACAAACGTAAACATTTACGCATTTCTTCTAATGACATTTTGTCAAATGCACGATAAGCTTCACGCTTAACCTTATTCAACTTATTAGTTTCTACAGCTTCCAAATCTTTATCTACGAGTACATAATCTGTAGATGGTGTTATATTTTTTATTCCATCTGCAACACGTTTGTGTCCTTTCAAAAAATAGTATTGCAATTCACCTTCAGGTTTATCGGTATTAATAATCAAATCTTTACTACCAATCTTAATTGCATAAGTATCCCAAAAAGGACTCATTGGATCGAGATAACCATCTCCATATCCAAGTTTCTTCTCGAATTCTCTAGCTTGTTCTCTAGTTAATCCGGTATATCTACTTCCTGATCTAGTCCAATAAGAACCAATATAATCAAAACAATTTGACCATTTTACTAATCCTGTCCAAGGATTTACTTTTGTCATTCTAACGATTACTTCCATAATTATAAATAATTAGATTATCAAGTTAGTTTAAAAAGTACCTGCACAGAAGTACAGGTACTTATTTTATTTCTTTAATTAAAGACCTGCGTCACAAATCAATTCACCACATGCACGAGGATCACGGAGCATAATACCGCATTCACCCAAGAAGTGAACAGAATATCCGTCTTTTGCGTTAGAACGAACTTCTGTATTAGAATGTGCGTAACCAGCAGGAGTTACAGAACCGGCAGTACACCAGTTAACGAATTCACGATCTTTACGTACAACCTTAACTACGTTTGCTTCACCGTCACGACGACCAAGATCAAGGAAAGTCATACGATAAGATTCCAACGGTTTAAGAGTTACAGGATGCAACTGACGATTGTAAGTAGTATTGTCATACAATGGGAAATACTTCAATGTCAATTCGATACCGTTAGTCATCTTATATGTCTTGAACTGACCACCGAATACAAGACTGTCACCTGAACCTGTTACAAATACAGTATCGATCAAATTCAAGTTAGCCATCTTTTCCTTCAATACACGGTCAAATTCACGCATACCCATTTCACCAGTAAGCGCGATGAATTTACGTTCGTTAGTACCAAGTACGTTGTAAGACAAATCTGCTAAGAAATCTTCAAGCAATTCTGCAGTCAGACGAGTATAGTAACGACGATTTGACGGAGCGATCTGTTCCAACAAACCAGCACCAATGAATACAGGACGACCATTAGTACCCTTTAAGTTACAAGTACCATCCTTATTTACATTACTCTTATTGTAAACCAAACCTCTTTCAAGACGCTTATACCATTCACGCATTGCAACCCATTCCTGATAAGGAGCCCACAAATAAGACTTCTTTCCAGTCTTAGGATCTTGCAAAGCTACTGCCATTACTGTTGAGAAAGCAGAACCTGTAATATCATAAGACAAACGAGCTGTCCAAAGATAGTTACGCATCTTGAAGTGAGTATTGTAGTTCAAGATATCAGCTTCTTCACTGTATTCTTCGTAAGCAGAAGCCAAACGAGATACTTGACAACCCGGCTGCAAATATTCAGCAGGAATGTAAGAAGAAGGATTACCGTTTGCAATAAAACAAGTATAAACATACAAGCTACCATCTTGGTAAGGAGCACCAGAAACACGCAACTGGAATTCTTTGTTATCCAATTCCAATGTAGCACCTGGACCAAACCAGTTATCTTCCAACCACAATGTAATAGGAGTATTGTTCAAACCTGCTGTAGTGTTAGCTTCAATAGCTGCGCCATTCCATTTTGCATCACGAATTGTAACGGCTCTATCTTGATCGATCATTACACCCCATTCAAATGAAGGCTGATCGATAGTTAATACGTTACCAAGACCTCCTGTCAACATATCCAAAGAGGTTGTGTAACCATTATCTTTAGTACCAAATACATACGACAGGATAGTTCCAACCTCATATGGTCTTTGCTGTGAAGCGATTGAAATCTTATTTGTATCAATCAGATCACTAAACCATTTTCCTTTATAAAGTACGAGATTATTAAGAATATTGTTATCCATAAAATACTAGTAATTTTAATTTATTTTTTATTATTAAATTCTATTTGATATACGCAGTTTCTTAGTAAAACTATCCCAAATAGTGTCACTTTCAGAATCTCTATTTGTCTGTTTTGATTTAGTATTAACAGTGGTACTCTTAAGACTTTTCTTAAATCTATCGATAGCGGAATTACTTCCTTCTCTCTTAGCAGCCTCTATTAATTTATCTGCATTTTTTGTGAAATATGCAGATTCAATAAGATTCTTAATACCGTCTTTCGAATAGTCTTTTTGGTATTTAGTTTTTCCGTCACTATCAGGTTTAAATATATAATCAATCAAATCCTTTTTATCTTTTTCAGGAATTGCTATACCACGTATATTTTTTAACCCTTTTATTTCGCCAACAACGTTCTCATAAAATGCTTGTTGTTGCTGTCTATATTGTTCGTAAGCCTTTTTCTATTCCTGTAATAGCTGTTCTTTTTTCTATTGTTTAATCTCCTTCAAATCTTCTAATGCATCTTGTGCTTCATCTTCCAATAGACCTGCATCTTCGTATTTAGAAATCTGTTTATCTATTCTAGCTGTACTGAAACCTTTTTCTTTTAAGAATTCTCTAATGACTCTCTTTTGATTATCTTCATCATCCATATCAATTTCTTCAAGATCTATTTCAGCATCAATTTGGAAGTAATCTTTTAAATTGCCACCTTGTTTAACAAAATTGTCAAGATCTTCTACTTCTTTACTAGAATAAGCTGGCTTACTTTCTTCTTCAATAATTTTTTGGAAGTATTCAATTAATGACTCAACATCACTTGGTTTTTCTTCATCTTCGTCAATGTCCCAGCCAAGTTTTTCTGCCATTGCTTCAAAGAATCCAGACACCACTTGTTCTTCGTTGTCTAATTCAGATGGTTCTTCAATATTTTTTTCAACTACATTTTCTACTTCTGTTTTTGTCTTTTTATCATCTGCTTCCTATTTTTGTGGTTCTTCTATTTCTTCTTCCTCTTCTTGTTTCTCCTATTTATTTACTTTAGATTTAGCTTGTTCAGCAATAGGATCTACACTTGTCTTTTTAATGTTTTCCAATTCTTCGTCTGACAATGGATCTTGAACTTCATTAATTTCAATTTCTTCTTCAGTTTGTACTTTGGGGATAAATGTATCAATAATTGCTTCAAATCCACCCAATGTATTAGTTTTATTTTTTTCCATAATTAATATATTAATTAGATTTATCGTTATCGTTATCAATTATAAATGGTATTGTTCCAAGTAAAGGAATCTTATTAAACCATTTAGTATATAATTTAGGATCTTTGAATTGTTCATATGCACCTTTCACATACTACATATCACTAGGTAATTCATCAATAGCTTTTCTAATTTTTCTAGTTGATACTTTATCACCTTCGTTTATAATCATATTGTTATCTAACATAAAACGTCTAAGTGTATTCATATATGATTTCTATTCAGACCCTGTTCTAAAATAAGAAGTTTTATCTGGAAACATTCTATTAGGTTCTACAAATAAATCACTTTTTATTCTATTTAATAAAGAATTATTTTTATCAGGATTAGCACTTTTAGCTAAATTAAAATCAACATAATGACCTAATTCATGTACTGTTGTAGGATAGTCTAATCCTTCTAAAGTATCGTCAATTTGATATTCAAAATCACCATAACCAGCAGGTTGACCAGTTTTCTAGTATCTGTCTATAGCATCTTTCTTTGCACTCATTGCTGCTTTAGATTCACCGTAATTCTTAACAACTGGTTCTGGCAAATTAAAATAATCATTTTCATATTGATTTATAATATCTCTATACGCTTGTGGATAATCATCACCGTATGCTTTCTTTATTGCTTCAGCTCTTTCCCATGCAGCACCATTTGTATACAAATCTTCAATAGTTCTATTTCTCTACTCTATTGCTTTTTGATAAATATTTTCTCTAGTTGCCTTTAATGCTCTTTCTCTATTACGTAAAGCATTTATTTTGTCTGCAGCTGCTGTAACAAAACTTGGTACAAATTTCTTAGCTGTTTTAGATATAACAGGCGGTACTACCATTGCTGCTCCTAATAATCCTGCAGTAAGATAATCGTTATATGATGCAGCATCATAAATATCTTTTGCCATTAACACATTACCAACTGGAGTAAAATCAGCAGCAGTTCTAATATCTAGTATAGGAGATATACTACCTGACATTCTACTATACTGAGCATAATCCTACATCAACTATTTCTACTCCTATGGAGTAAGTGTAGTTCTAGCAGTAGCTTTTAATTCTTCAACAGGATCTTCTATACCATCTGTACCATCTGTGTATTTTCTTACTGCTTTCCATCCTGGATCTGCATAATTTAAATACTATTGAGAATATTCTTTATTCTATTCTGAACCTAAAATAAA